CAAAACTTTGTCTGCGATGCCATACGTTTTCGGTCACATCGTACACATACGTTACCTTCGAGGACTCGAAAGTGAGCGCGTAGAATACGTGTCGGTGCTCCTGCCAAATGGTCGCATAGGCTTCTTCGGGGTTCTTCATCTGCGAGAGTTCGCGTTCAAGGTCTCCCGTCGATACCCTTGTAAGCTGCGTGTCGTTGACCATGTACACTCCATTCTCGCCGATGTCCGAGGCGCCAAACCACAATGCCGTATGTCCGAGCATGGCAAGCGATGCAGGCGCCTTTATGCCGATGTTTCCGGCTGCATTGTCCGGGCTGCTGAAAGGATTATTCTTGTCATCGTTGAACGAGAAAGCCTGCCAGCTTCGAGGGCCGAAAGTGTACAGCTTCGAACCGTTCGAGCAAAGGGCTGTCGTATTGTCCGGGCACCATTCCGAATAGGTTATGAATCCGATGTTGTTCGTAGAGCCGAGACGCCAAATGTCATAGTCGATGTTTCCGAGCGAGTCGGTCGTCTCGAACGGATACTGGATGCTTGTGTAGAATGCATCCGTCCCCTCGTCATTGATGACAAGGTATCCATACAGGTAAGCCACGTGGGTAGGCTTGATGTTGGACGTATCATCGTCTACTCGTACCGGGAGCTGTATGTATCGGAAGTCTGCAATCTGGTCTGGAACGGACAATGTGACATCGAGCGCATAGCAGTTCAGTCCGTCAACGATTACCAGGTGAGGATGTGCGGAGCCGTAGCCGCCAGTCTCGACCATGCGGCAAAAAGAGCCGCTTGTCTCGATTCGCTGGATGGCGTACGTTTCGCCACGATCTGTGACAAGGTAAAGTACGTTCCCGAAGACTGCGTACAAAGTAGGCTTGTTGTCTAGACCTCGGCTCACTCGGTACATACCACGACAAGGGCCGTCAAGCCCTTCTACAAACGGCTTGCACCCGGAAATCGAGCGCATCAGCAATTGGGTGCTGTGCTCGGTCGGGTTCTGCGTTTCGCAGTACATATTGATAGCGTCGCCAAGCCCAACCTTTACGATGTTGGACTTGGACAAGGTCCCGGCGATATTCTGTACAAGCTTTACGGACATTAGAGTAACATCCTCCCGGCAAGCACATCCTGCGCGGTCATGCCTCCGATGTAGTCGATGTCACGGCGCACTTGACGGGCGTCAGCGTTCGGCGTCTTTACGTTGTCCACCATCCTGTCAAACTCAGCTTTCAGCGAAAGCTGCTTGCTCTCGTTGACTCGCGGAAACTCGACAGAGAGCTTGTACGCAAGACCGGCAATGAGCATCTCCGCGAAAGCGTCCGGGATTCTCAAGTCAGAATCGATATCGAATTCGATTCCCCTGTTGTAAGAGAGGCTGTAGCTGATCGCTCCGCCTGCAACGTATGGCTTCGTCAGCACGACATATTCGCCTTCGGACAACGGAGTCCAGGTCCATACAAGGTCGTTGTTGTCGTTGCGTCCAAAGTCGTCAAACGGCACGAAAGAAAGCTTCGTGTAGGCGTTATTCGCGCCTACTCCATTCGTCAGCATGAGCGTGTTAAGCTTCGAAATGTTGCGGATCTTTACGTGCGTTGCCTCGATGTATCGGATGAGGTTCAGGTCATCCTCGTTGAACTTGTCCGCAACGTGAGGGACAAACGCATAGTTTCCGGGGGTCACCTCTTCGCAAGTGTACGCAACGGTAACGTTGTCCTTTGCCATCGCTGTGATTCCGTCATCTTCCGCTGTCAGTTCCGCAGACTGCAATTCTGCGGTCGTATCGTACACCCGCAGCCATTCGCCTAGCATCGTGTCCGTCTTGTCGTACAGATGGAGCACACGGCGTGCCGGGAGCTTCATCTCTGACAAGGTGAACGACAGATAGTTTTCCTTATTGCAGAAGGCTACAAGGCCCTTGAGCAGACGAAATCCGCTTTCCACCTTGTCATCCGGCGCAGGCTGGCGCCTCGGTACGATGTTAGCCCTGATGAGGGCTTCTTTGATGATGCTGCGAATTTCCATTTTTCGTTATCCTCTACTCGGATATATAGCCTACTAGGACAGCATCGATAGGTACTTGTTCGCAATTTCGGCAGCCTTTTCAGCGGTTATGTCGCCGCCCATCACGGCTCCGCAATGCCGTCGTGCGTAGTTGGATAGGGCCAAGGCATCCGCACGGTCGGGCGAGTGACCGAGTATCTTCTTCGTCAGCTCCTTCGGTACGAGAGAAATACGCCCCCTCTTGTCCACGGTTGCCTGGATAGCAAGCAGCTCCTTCTGAATTTCGGGCGGGACATAGTAGCCATTGCGGATGTCCTGCGCAAGCTCGATGTACATCTCTGTCCTCGCGTTAGGATAAAGTTCCGGGTTGAAAGCTTCGCGTGCGAAGTTGACTCCGTCGATGGTGATCCCCTTCGCCTTCGCCAGGTCGATTGCACCGTTGCCATAGCCGCCTGTGCAGTCCCCGAAGAACCCGGACGGATTGTACTTTGTGTGCAAGATGGACATTGCGCCCACCTTCGCCTGCGTGTTGAGGTAGGCATCCCACACATCCTCCACGTATCCGGCAGAATCGGATATGAGGAAGACATCGGAGTCCGCGCCGACACCTCCGGCAAAGTCCGCGCCCATCCAGTAGCCCGGCTTGTCCGCCTGTAGGTGTGCCTGGACAAAGTCCTTTCGCATGACAATTTGTGACGCAACATCGAAGTCGAAGATCTCGCCAAGCACCTGCTGTCGGTAAAGGTTGGAGCCTTCGCCATAGCGGTCCTTGAGGCCCTTCTTGAACTTGTCCGAAGTGAAAGGATTGTCGAGGGCAGAAGCCTTGACAACGCAATCGGGATTCTTGATGACGATGTCCGAGAACCAGTTCTCGGCGCTCATGCTCTGCGGAGAGCTGATGAGGCGCACCATCGTCGGATACTTTCCACCACGCATACGGTCGGATGCGTACTGGTAAGCCTCCTCGCAGATGTAGGCAGCCTCGTCTATTACGAGGATGTCAATTTCCGACAGGCCGAGGATGGCTTCCGGATTTTCGCCGGAGTAGCCGAAGACCACGGAGTCCCCGATCGAGAACTCCTGCTCTGTCTTGTTGTAGCCGTACGCAATGCCCAGGAGAGCACATACGACCTTAAGCTCACGGATGAGAACGCGCTTGAGCGCCTTGTGCGTCTGCGCAATGGCTATGCAACGGCAGCCCGGCTTGCGCACCATCTGCATGACGAGCCACAGGGCAAGAGCTCGGCTCTTACCAGCGGAGATGCCAGTACACGCTATTCGGAGAGAATCGTCGAAACCATCAAGGATGAACTTACGCTGCCATTCGGACAGCTTAATTCTGTGTGTTGCCGACGATCTCGAATTCGAGGCTAATGGCTTTGGCCCCATTGTCACCTCCATTGTCGTTTTCCGTTGCGGTTGCAGTCACCTTTAAGTTGCGGGTATTTCTTTGTCCCCACCTTGTCGGATCACGTCGTTCGAGGATATCCATGTATCGCTTCGCCATCTTGTCGTTCGGTTCCATGATTAGCCTTTTTGTCAAAAGTTGACGCAATAGCAGGATCTTGGAATCGTAGATGTTGGCGGGTACGTAGTCAATGATCGTACCCGCTGGAGCCCAATGGAATGCCAGGTGACACCAGTCCTTGATGTTATCTGTTGATAGGAGTCCGATAGTGAGTTCCACGTTGTGCTTGGGTACAACGAGAGTCTTCCCGCCCTCGGTGATTCGTTCCGAAAGCGTTACGTGCTTGTAGTTGTTCTCAAGCCAGCCGGAGAGCGTGATGCCCTTTGCCTTCTTCTCCAGCCTCTTCTGCTTTTCCTTTCCGATGGACTTCACCGCCCGTACTCCTTCTCGCGCCGAGCCTTGAGCATAGCGAAGGCATCGAAAGCGTCGATTGTGTCCTCGACCACATTGTCGGGGATAACAGCCTCTTGAGCCATTTCTGTGCTTTCTGGATCCATTTCGCACGCCGGACTACCTTCGGACGTGCAGAGGGAAGAAACGGGCGCAGAGAGCCTCTTTTCGCGTTCCTCGGCACGTTTACGTCGTTTACGCTCGGCATCGCGGGCTCGTCTTTCTGCTAGGATGTCCATTTAGTCCTCCAAAATGATACGGCTGATACAGATAGCACTAATCACTTACAAATATAAACAACTTGTCAACAGAAAAAATGTCCGCGGACAAAATTTTTTCATTTTTTTTTGTCTAGCCTCTTGACAGAGGTATAAAAAGTATGTATATTATACACGTAAACAATAAACAAGAGGATAACACAATGATCAAGACCGAAACACGCCACTACACCGACACCCTCTCTCAGCTCTGGAACTTGCCGGAAAACAGCCACGATTACAACGTTTTCGTCAACGATGATGGTCGCGAAGTTGATTACGACTACATCAGCCGAAAGTACGGCGAAGCCACTCCAGAAAACGCTCAAAAGTTTTTTGAAGAACAGGCGAAAAACGACGAAGAAGAAGACTGGGAACTCGTCGACGAAGGTAAAAATCCGTTTTACACACGGTAACACCCACGGCGCACGGGCAACGCAAAAACCCGTGATTTTTTTTTGAAAAGGTGTTAAAAAATGAAGTCATCCGCTGTGAAGGTCTATGAAGAAATGCAGGCTAAAGGATTCTTCCCTTCGTCCTGCGTCCTATGCAATGGCGATTGCGCGCACTGCTCGGTCGCAAGAGAGGCTCTCCATCCATATATACAAAACCCTCAAGCTCAATGCAGTAAGAAAAGGTAACCAAAAGAATTGAGGGTTATGTATATATGAGTGAGTAATAGTTAATATGAGATATATGTTTAATTTTGTTTTGTTTTGTTTTGTTTTGTTTTGTTTTGTTTGCATTGCTTGAGCAATGCTTGTGCAATGCATTAGCATTGCTTGAGCATAACCACAAAATGTTTTTAAAAATTTACCATTTTTGTATAAACTTTTAATAGGAAAAATTCTATATTTTATGACGACAATGGGACTGAAAAAATTTCTCGACATCGTAGGTTTCGGCTACAACCTGGTGACGCTTTCGGAAGGCAAGGCCATCCTTGTGTCCAAGGACGGAAGCCTTCGCACGGTGGTTCACAGGTCTGCACATTACCTCATGTCGAGAGTCGAAAAAATGTGAGGTAAAGATGATTGAAAAGGTAATC